GGCAGGAGTTGTTACCCCAAAAAAACGCTGTGAGTGTTCGTCTTGTATTTTCCTTACTGGCATTGGGTTTGCGTTTTCGTATTTGCCTGCGTCACGTGCAGCCCTGTATTTGTTGCCGCGTGTTGCGTTGCATTTTCTGCATGCGCTAACCATGTTGTCTAGCGAATTGTCGCCGCCTCGATCTACTTCTATTAGGTGATCTGCTTCCGTGGCCGGCATGCTGCACCAATGGCAGAATGGGTTTTCTGCTAGCAGTATTTGTTTGTTGCGTTTGTAGTCTGCTTGGTTGCGTGGGCGTGGGCCTTCGCGTTTACTTGGCATGGCTACTCCCGCGCTGCGCTTGGGCTACCGCGCCGCTTGCGCGGCTTGCTAATGCTGAGTAGTAGTAGTTCATCATGTCGGGTTTACCTCGGTTGGGTTGGGTTTGTTATCGGTTTGTTTATGCCGGCACCATTAAGCCTAATGCAGTAATGCCCGCCCACGGGTTGCACTCAGTCCGTTACCTAGCATTACTTACTTGGCTGATTATGTTTACAGCCCGCTTCGACGCCTTGCCTAATCCATTTCGTGTTGCATGTTTCAGGGCGCGTCGATCTACCCACGCTTTCCGTGTGTTACCTAACGCCGTGCGACGGGTGCAGGTCTTGGGGCTAGCCAGTTGTAATGCGCTTAATACAGTAAGGGTGTGCGTAGTTTGGTAAATATGTCTTGTAAATCGCTGGGGCGCCACACTACCGCTGTTTGCCCTGCAGCCTGTAACGCGTCTAACCAGCCTTGCTGCCCTGTAGTTAGTTTGCCGCGTTGCGTTTTAAGTTCGGCATAAATGATTTGGGCCTGCAAACGTGCGACAGTGTTACCCGGGTGTACTAACACTAGATCGGGGTAACCGCTATCGCCTTGTGTCACTGTTGCCCAACTGCCATTAGCACGTTGGCTAGGTAAATCGTGGTGAACTAGCCAGCCGTAACCACGTGCATAGGTAACTATCGTGTTTTTTAGTACGCGTTCACTCATCAGGTTAGGCGTCATTGTGGACTAAAGGCCCTGCGTAATGCTTCATGGGCTAGGTTTAATTCGTCAGTGAGGCGTTCTACCTCGACGTTTAGCGCGTGTATTTGGTTATTTAATTCCATTACTAACGCCTGTTCGGCTGCCAGTTTGCGTGCTGTTTCCATGCTGTGTTGGCGTACGTCGCGTAAATCTTGCGCGTAACTGTAGTTAGATTTGTAGCGGGTCATTTCATTACCCCGATTACTTTTGTGGCGTCTGAGGCTGTCAAAGTTTCTAGTATTACGTCGTTTTTGCCTAGTATTTCGTGGATTTTTTCTAGTAGTTCGCCTTCGTCATACTCGCGGCCTTTAGCCAACGCTTTAATAAAGTTAATTTGCTTGGCGCTGGCAAAGTTGCCGCTAGGGGCGCTAATTGCGCCTGCAGCGCTGCCCGCTTCCACTCGGCCACGTGGTGCGATTACTTCACCCGGTGCTGCTGGGTCTTGGCGTGCCTCGATCTCATTACGGCTAGCAATACTTTTAGACACTCCGCAACCCATATAGCCAAGCGCGCGGCCTAGGGCGCTGGTCATGCCTACCATAAATTCGCTGTTTTTGGTGTAAGGCGTTTTGCCCGGGTATGGTTCGGCGGCTGTAGCGATTGCTGGCAGTTTGTCAAGTTCATCACGCCAAACAGAAACCGTGCAACGTATAAAGCAACTGCCGTCAGGCATAGTTACTGTTTCGTTTACGGTTTCTTGTATGCGTAGGTTAGGCCAACGCTTGTATGCCTCAGCAAGTCGAGTTGGTACATCAACATAGTTTTGTAGGTCAAATGCCATTAGTCGGGTGTCCTTTTCTAGTCGGGTTTACTTAGTCTGTTTTACCACATAGGTATAACGCGGTTGCTGGCAGCATATCCATAGGCCATAGTTCGGTTTGCGGGGTCATATAGCAGGGGGTGTGCATATCGTTTCGCCAGTGGCGCTGCATGTTAGCGGTTTTTAGGGTGCGCCAGCCGTGCAGCCTTACCATGTTTTCGGCTTCGATTATTGCCAGTACGTATATTCCGGGTTTGTCGCCCGGGTGTGTTATCAAATGGCCGTTGGCGTGGCGTGTAGATCGAACCTCGTAGCCGGCAACGTCGTAAGCGCTGGGGTCATATTCGGTGTACCAGTACGCCCAACCTAGGTATTTTGCTAACGCGTATTCGCCTAGCACACCGTTTAAGTTTAGCGTTTCGGGGTCTGTAACGCGTTTGTGTGCGCCGTAACGCTGTTTATATTCACGGCTATTGCTGCTGATCTGATCTGCTACAAGTTTGCAGCGGTCTAAATCCTCAGCGGTCAGGCTGCACCTAAACATTATTGCAGTTTCTCTAACTCGATTATGGCTAGTTCTAAAAACCGTGCGCGCACGTCATCCATGCGTAACAGGTCTTGGCGTAGCGCTTCGAGTTCACCTATCAAATGGTAAACGTGGGTATTTACTGGTTTAGCAACGTGGTTAGGCCTTACTAAATCGTCAATAAGCGCAAACATTTTGCGCGTATGTTCAGTTATGCCGGTGTCGGGTTCTATTGGTTCCTGCATGTCGGGTGTCTTTCTGTTATCGGGTTATTGTGCTGTTTTCCATGGTAGCCAACCGCTGTTACGCCAAATGGCTAGCGCGGCTTTTGTGTTTATTGCTGGGTCAAATAACTGTTGGCAGTCGGTTAATACGCCTTGGGCCTGTAACCAGCCTTGCGGCCAGTATGTCGAGGGGTTGCACCAAAACCCGTTTATTTGGTATATGCCGTAACTCCCGCCTGCAGTGTCTAGCGCGTTATATGCGTCGCTAGTGCAGCGGCTTTCACGTGCTGCCACTTTTGCTATGGTGTCAGCCTCGCTAGCAGGCCAACCCAACACTAAGGCCAGTGACACTACCTGCAGGCAGTTACCTTCGTTAAACGGCGTTGTAGTGCTTGTGGTGGGCAGTATTGGGGTTGCCTCGTAAACGTACTCGACGGCTACGGGGCGGCTTGGGCCGCTGTCAGGTAGCCCGGGCATAACCCAAGCCAACAGCGACGCGGCAATAGTGCAAACAGCGCCTAGCGCCAATTTTGCTACAAATGGGGTCATGGCATTTTCTCCAACTGGTAAGGCGTTTGCCAACTGTCGCCGGCAGCGGTACGAAACGCGATTTGACTAGCCAACACTTTGAGGCTGTCAGGGTTTCTAAAAATCTGTACTAACACTTGCTGGCCGTTATCCATACGGCCTATAAAACATTCATAGGTAAACGTTTGTAGTTCGTTCATGCGTGGTAGTCCTCTTTTCGTCGGTCATAAAACCGTAGTAGGCACGTGTTACGCGGTGGGGGATACTGGCTGCAAACCTTGTAGGTATTGGGTTACGGCTGCTGGTACTTTGTCGCCGGGCCAGTAAAACCAGTGCCAAGGTTCAGCGGGCATTACCTCTAATGACCAGCCGAAACGCGGGCCGTGTTCGCACATAAAATCGAACGTGGGGCCAGCCATGTTTGCATAATCACAGGCCAAACCTAAGTTATGGCGGCTTGTGCCGGGTACTGCCATTGGTGCGTTGCCGGGTTTCAGGTAATAGTTTTTGCCTTCGTATACGCGCGGCTTTTGCCCGGGTATAACGTCAAGTGTGTAGCGGGCCAAAAAACCTTGGCGCTGCAAACTGACACTGCGGTAAGTATCGCCCGCGCTAATCGGCTTAAATTGTTTTATACCTGCGGCAAACGCGGCAGCCCTAACAGCGTTATAGGCGTTAGCGGCCAGCGGGTGCAGTTTGCCGAACGGTTTAACCTCGACTAGCAGGCTGGCGGGTAGTTCGCCCGGCTTAACGTGTTGCAACGAAGTAGGCAGCACCAGTTTTTTTATTGGTGGAATAGCCATTATCTAGTTGGTGGAGTTTTGCTTTTAAGTCCGTTAGACGCCACAAGACCCGACAGTGTGCCAGTTAAAAACACTAGCAACGTGGACAGCAAATCTATTAACTGGGCGTCAGTCGGGGCCTGTTTTTCAGGCTGGTCTACAAAAAGCACGCCGTATATAAATGCAAATACGGTAAAAGTAAAACATATCGCTAGCAAACGGCCTACAAAAACTATTAGTGCCGCGTGTTGCTGTTCAGGGGTTTTCATTATCGCAGGCCGCCTTTGTAAAGCATTGGTAAGTTGTGTTGGTTTTAGAAACGGTGCAACCACTACAGCCCCACGCCACTACTGCTACAAGAATTGTGCAGCCAAGTAAAGTACGCCATGCCATTACGCCTCGGGTAGTGGTTTTGGTGACGGGTCAATTACAGGTGGTGGCGTAAAATCTTGGGTTTCGTAATTGTAAATAAAACCTACGCCTGCATAAGTTTTGTTAGGCAAATCTATAAATGTTTCTACCCACGTACCGGGGTAACGGTCAGGGTTTGCTTCCAAAAAATCTCGATGAACAACGGCAACATGCATAACCACATTGTCCTCATTAAGTTGTGCAAAATACTGATGATTTGTCATAACTTAAACCTCACATAAATAATTCCGCTGCCACCGGCACCACCGGATCGTGTTCCTGTTGGGCCGCCGCCGCAACCGCCACCGCCTGAACCACTATTAGCCGTTGCTGCACTGCCAGCCGTGTTGTATGCACCGCCCGCACCACCAATTGACGAACCACCTGCGCCACCAGTAGAACCGCCAGTATTGCCACCACCACCGCCACCGCCAGCAGACTTGAATACTGCTGAACCTGAACCAATAAAAGTTGCAATGTCTTTGCCTGCTGCGCCTGCGCCACCGTTTACTGCACCTGCGTTACTTCCAGCCGTACCGCTTGCACCACCGCCACCGCCAGCAGCGTATGGAGATGGGTCATATCCAGTACCACCGACTGAACCATCTGGCAAATCTAAATTGACATACGAAACAATAGTGACCGCCCCAGCATTTCCACCACTACTTGCGCCAGCACCACCAACCTGACCGATAGCGGCTCCGCCACCGTTGAAAGTGCCGCCCAAGCCACCACCTAATGCTTTTATACCGTCAATTTGAGATAGCGCGCCAGCAGTTGAAGGATTTGTTGAACCTGCTGCGCCACCTGCACCAATGTCCACAGTTGCGTTAGCCGACAAATAAATAGTTTGCTGAACAATAGAAGCACCGCCGCCGCCACCGCCAGCAGGCACATTGTTGTTGCAGCCGCCGCCGCCACCGCCGCCACCAACCAGCATTACATCAAATAAGCCCGCTTTGGTAACAGTCAGGGTGCTATCACTTGTAAAAGTAAGCAGCGTGTACGCTACGCCGCCAACCGTGATACTTGACGAACTACCGCCGGTTGCTGTTCCATAACTGACACCGCCACCGCTAAAAAAAATAGCAGCACTAGCACTAGTAAAATAAAGCGTGCCACCCCCCCATTGTGCCAACGCTAAACTGCCAGCGGTTGTAACCGTTGCCGTACCAGCCGTAATCGTGCAAGTGCCGGCACCAATGTTTTGTATGAAAAGGTTGTCGCCCGCGCTAAATAGTGAACTATTAACCGTAATAGTGGTTGCGCTTGCGCTGTTCATTTGTACGCGTGTTCCAGCGTCTGCCGCTGTCAGCGTGTAACTAGCGGTTTTTGCGCTTACAGGTACGTTAAACGTAGAATTAAGTTGCGACGCGGTAAGCACAGCGCCACTAACGAACGGGTACGGGGTAGTTGCCATATTGGGTACTTTATCCTAAAACGGGTTGCGGGTCTTGTATGTCTAGTTTTCCGTAAATTGGGTCATTCAGTACAAACTCAAAAACGATCACGGTAGGCGCCGTGTAGTAGGTGACCCGGTGACCAGTCACAAAATCTAGGCGGTGTTCCACGCCCTCGACGCTTAACTCTTGGGCCACTTCGCCGCCGGCAATAGTGTTCGTAATCGTTATGGTGTCCCCAATATCTACTAGGGCAAGGGTTTCGCGTTGGGCGTTGGTCAGCATTAGGTAATCGGTTTGCACGGCTGTAAACGTGGCCTCAGGTTCGCCAACCAATAGGTAACTGGCGAGGGTTGCGGCGGCTGCGTCATTGTGTAGCAGGCTGTCGGTAATGCTTACCGTTTGTATGAGGTACTTAGTTTGGCTGGCTAGATCGTCAGCAACCTCAGGCACCGTAGCGCCCAAGTGTTGGATACTGGCGCGGTTCACGATTTGATCGGCGTTATAGGTTATGCCCAAATTGTTATATGGGATCATTGTGCCGTCGTCGTGGAAGTCTGCAACGCTGCCGCTGAGGGTATTACCTATCCTCGGGTCAAAGTTCAGCACCCCCGTTCGTGACATAAAAACGCGGCCCTGTTCGGCCTGTTGGATTTGGTTTAAGTAGGCCTTTACGTTTGTACCTTCGGGCACGGTGTAGGCAGCAGCGCCGCCCAATGTTTGGGTGCCCGTGTTTATGTTGCGACTAAGTGCCGGGTAATTAACCTCGGGCAGATCAAGTACAGCAGTTAAGCGGGCGCTAGATAATTCCTCGGAAACGTTAAACTCGGCAAGGCTGGTTTGCGCTAGTAAATAAAAATCGTCAGCACAATAAACAGTAACTAAATTATTCCCGCCCAACTCGTACGAATAATCATAGTTCACTATTTGCCCTACAAACAGCGCTATAAACGTGTTGGTGCTGTCGTAGCGGCCTAGCGATACTCGACGTAAAGGCGCCAACGTGAATTGCCCGGCAGGGTCTACGAACGGGCTAGACGTGTACAGCGGGTTTAATATGCCGTTGGCTAGTGTGTCGTCAAGGGTAAACGACATTGTGCCAGCGCTGAATTGGTCACCTATCTCGCGGCGGCCACGGGTTACCGAAACGTTTTTAGCGTATTCCAACATAGGCGCAAACTCGGTAGTGCCGTCTAAAACATACTCTGTGTTATTTAATACGCCGCGTGTTGCGTCATCAAGCGTAAACGCGTTCAGCAAAAAACCAGTGTCTATAAATAGTTCATAGTTACCGCTGGCAATAACTGACGTGGCCATTAGCCCACCTGTATATTTGCGGGGCCTGCAGATCGGTTATAGGCGCGAATACTGTTTACTACCGCCTGTCCCACTTCCGCGCTAGTAGCAAGGCCGCCCGTAACGTTCACGGTAAGGCTGGCGAAATCCTCATAGCCTTGGCCCGGGCGTTGCGGTATCACTCGGCCTACTGGTTGCGGGCTGATTGCTTCCGCGAACCCTGCGCCTATGCCTTTAATGTCAGGCAACTTAATACCCTTTTGCCCCAACTTGGCTTGGGCTGCAGCAAACGCCGCCTCGACGCCCTGCAAATAAGATTGGGCGTTAGAAACGCCGGCACCGTACCATTGGCTGGCGGCTGACTGACCAATAGTAAACGCGGCCTGTTCGGCTGCCATCACTAGGGCGTTAGTTTCTTGGATTGCTGTAGCGCCGCCCTTAATAAGTTCGGCTGCAATAGCCGCGCCGCTTTCGCCGCCTGCGTCGAGTACAGCCTGCAACGCGTCTTGGGATAAACCTAACTCCAACAGTGTTTTGACGTCTTGGCCGTATTTAACAATACCTTTTACCTGATCGCGTAGGCCCTGTAGAAACCCTGCGCCTGTTTCGTCGCCTGCGTCTTTAGCGTCTTGGAAACTAAACGCGTCTTTAATGCCGTCGCTAACGTTCGTAGCAAAATCGCTAAACGCCTCTTGGGCTTCGGCTAATTGGGTTTGCGCGTTGGCTAGTGCGTCTGCTAAATACGTTTTAAGTGCGTCGCTGGCCTCTTTAACGCGTTCGGCCATTTTCTTAGCCTTATCGGATACCCCGCCTATAGCAGTGTCTACTTCCTCAATGGCTGGGGGCAGTGGGGTTAGTGACCCGCCAAACGTGCGATTACCTTCCACGGCTGATTTAGTGGCGTTTTTGTAAACCATAAACGCGCCAGCAGCAACTACTAGCCCGGCAGCAATAGCGGCAGCACCTACGCCCAACGTTAGGGCCGTGTTGGCAGCGGCAGCGCTGGCAGCCAGTGACCAGTTCAGCGCGGTAGTTACTATTGTTACCGCGTTAGCGATAACTTGCGCGGCCTTAAATCCTATTAGCGCTGTAGATATTGCGGCAATAGTGGTAGCAACTGCTAACAGTGTGCCGGTGTGATCTGCAGCCCAATTACCAAACCCGATCAGGTACGGCAGTACGGCCATAACAGCAGGCAATAACGCCATACCTATACTTTCCTTGGCTTCGTCGAGTGCCACGTTAAGGCGCTTAAATTGTCCTTGCGCGGTACCTGCTGCAACAGCGGCTTGACCACCAAACGTTTTAGCCATAGCAGCCATAACTTCGTCGAGGCTGGCACCGTCTTTTATCATTTTCTTTAGTTCAGGCGATAGCAGGCCTAACGCTTTATAGTTGCCGCCGTACGCTTTTGCTAGCGCGTCACTGACCGAACCTAAATCCTTGCCCGTGCCGGCTGAAATATCCATAGCCAGTTTTAGGCCGTCGGTTGCTGCCGTTACGTCTTGGGTTACGCGAACCAGTGACGCAAACGCGGGGCGTAGTTCATCATCAGCAACGCCAGTAGCCAGCGACATTACCGATATTTGTTCCTCGATTGCGGCTATTTGGGTGTCGGTTGCCGCGGTAACGTTTTGTAAGGTTTTGGCTAATATCGCTTGCGCTGCGCTGTCCTCTACGGCGGCTTTAATGCTGTACCCGGCAGCAACAGTAAGCGCGCCCATAGCGGCAACTGCTGGTAGAAACGCTTTACCTGCTATATAGCCCGCTTTTTGTGACGTGGTTTCTAGGGCTTTTAGTTGGGTGATTGCCTGCTGAAACCCTTTGCCTTCGAGGCTAGAAATGATGGGGATATTAATTGCCATGGCGTGTTACCAGTTTTCGGTTTGTCTTTTCCATAACAGTATCTACGATTTGCATAACCTTTTCGGTGACCGCTTCACGATTATTTTCTACCGCAATATCTACCGCGCGGGGCTGGCCGCCTACGTCGGATTGTGCTTCTAGGTTTGTTACAAACGTGCCTTGCGTTTTTGCCCCGGCATGGTCATAGATTGCGCCTGCAGCGTCAGCCTGTTGGATAACCATAAGTTGATAAGGCTTAGAACCGTAAACCACTTGGCTGGTATAACGGTTGCCTAAATCATCACTACGGTTAAAGTTCACGTAGCGTTCCTTGCTAGCCCGTACGCCTACTTTTACCTTAAACCCTTTTTGTACTGCGTCGGTACGCCAACTGGTATTACGGCCTTTAATCAAGTTGCCGCGAACCATGCCCGACAATGGCGCACCGTTATTTTTGCTGTTATCAAAATGGGCAACCATGCTACGCGCTTCGCTAACGATCTGCTGGCCAGCGCCACCGATCTGTTTAGTTACTTCGCGCCGGTACTTATTATCAAAATCGTTTAACTCTTTTAGCGCCTCTTTAATACCGTAGATTTCGGGAATAGCCGCGCGCGCAACCATTACTTACCGCCGCGTTGCTTGTTCAGTATTTCTATGGTGGCGTTCATATCGTCTAACTCAAATGATAGTTCACTAGGCCAAAAACCTGTTGCTACTAAGATTTCGGCAAGTGCGCGGCGCACCGTGCCGTTTAGGCTTTTGGGTCAGCGGCCTCGACTACCTCAATAGACGCCAGCGAACTAATGAACTGGTCAAGGTTGCCCGGTACCGTGGTACCTGTAGCGCGTGTTGCTTCGTAGCACAGATACGCTAAATCCTC